CGAAGCTCTGACCGTGCAGACTTTATGAACGTGTCCCACTCATCAGGCTCCCAACCTTTTGGCACTGTGCCGTCCATGTCGGTCAGAATGTCTTGAGCTTCGGATAAGCTCACAATATCTAAACCACGCCTAAGTGACTGCTCTGCAACTTCGCGCTGAACGTCTCGCTGGCGGTCAATCAACCCTTGTTTTTTGGCTGGGTCTTTCTCGATTTCGATAAGTTCATCAAATAAACCGATAGTCTCAAGAGTACCTTCTGCCGCCGCAAGGTTGTCTCCGTTACGCGCTGCCCTCTGTGCGTCGATAGAAGCCGTTTCTATACCCTGCTCAATCGTCGCCTTGGCTTCTTGGTGCTGCCTTTGGATGTCAGCACCCCTAACATTCAAACCCGCTGTGCCAGCCTTGGAATCAAAGAACGTGCCAATCTCTTGACGGAAAGCAGGTTCCACACCAGACATGATACCTTTTCGCAATCCGTTGATATTTTCGTTAAACTGGATTATATCGGCTGGGTGGTCTTGCTGAATCCGTCCTATGCTGTCCCTTATGTCGGTTGACAACGAGGCAAGGTACGCAGCCCTGAGAGCTTTATTATGGGATTTAATCTCTATGCCACCGATGAAATGCTCTTCTTTCAATTCAGGCGCTTGAGTAATCCCGCCTTTTTTCTGTAAATCAGTAGTTGCCGCTGACTCTTTCCCCCTCGCTTGTGCTTTCGCTGTCAGCTCCTGCGCTGCAAAACTTAAAGTTTCACCACCGAAGGCGCTAATTCTGTCGGCCAATGACAATAAACCACTAGCCGCACCAGTAGATGCGTCTATCGGTCTGAGATTTACCGTTTCGCTAAAAGGTTTCGCCATTTTATAAGCCTTGCCTTGGTATTAAACCGTTGGCCCGAGAGTTGTTGCTGTTCTAAAAAGACTACGTCCCAAATCAAGAGATGCCTTTGCGGTTGCTTGTTTCCTTGTAACCTTTCCGCGCGCCCTGGTTGTTATAGCTGATAAACGCGATTGGAAAACGTCTCTCCCGGTTGCAGTCTCTTCGGCGCTGATACTCTCTTGCAAGGCAGCCAATGGAGAACCCTCAAAAACTGCGATGCCACTAGCGCCGGCTGCCGCTGTCTGAGTTGCGAGAGACTGAGCAAGTCGTGACTTTCTGTCGCCTTCTCGCTGAATCGCTGCAAGCTCTTCTGATTGTGCAGAAATCTCTGCTTCTTTTTGTGCTATCTTCCCCGCAGACTTTGTTTGTGTAAAAGCGAGAAGGCTTGCACCAACAGGCCCAGCAACTGCGCCGATAATATCACCCATTATATTTTTACCTCCATCCCGATATTCAAGATCGTCATCGGCATTGGTGTTTCTTGAGTAATCGTAACGTCTGCCTCCAGGGACCAGCCCAAAATAAACATCCTCACAACTCCGGTTTGTGGCTCTGGTGCGTCAAACTGATCTTGACCCATTGTCTTGTCTGCAATCCTTTCGCCGTTCACGATAACACCGTTAGACTCAAACAATTGCAAAGAAACTCTGGCAATCTTCTTTTTGCTGGAAGCGTTAGGACCGTTCTGCAAGTTAACGTTTAATGGCATTGTCGTTATGACAGGGAGATACTCAAGACCGGCCTCTATTGTGTCGGCTTCTCTCCCTATCGTTATCTCACCACCTACCACGACTTCATCAGACTGAACTGCTCCATCTGCCTTGACTTTAACTGTCTCACCTTCCAGATGGTCAAGACCTGTTAAGGTATCAGACGCAAGACCTGTCCCGATAACTGAAGAGTCAGTATTTAAATCTGTGTTTTCACGCTCAATGTAATAAACGGTTGAGCTGTCAATTACCCTTTCAACCAATAGATTGAGCTGGGTATCAACTACCGCCGCACTTTTAATGTTGCCTGAAGTCTCCCAGCGTGTAAAGCCTGCGACATCTTCAGTGGCAAGGGTATTGAATACAGTAATGTTACCGTCTGAGTTTACAATATAAACATAGTTAGCATCACTTGACTCTGTGCCTCTTGCAACTGCCATCTGTTTAGGCGTGTTAATCAAATGAGCTGCCAGGATTGAAACGCTCCGTGATTGATTCGCGTTGAAGTCTCTGACAAAGACAAACTGGACAATAGCCTTTCCTGTTCTCTGTGCAAACAAGGTAACGCCATCTATAGTGACCGGCCTGACCCTTCTTGAACCTAAACTACTCTGAGGGATAAATGAGATTTTTGTTGGCGTCACGGGTGACTCTGGAGCATAGAACTCTGCACCTGAAGTGAACACCTGCAAAGACCTGTTACTAAAAATCCCCTCAACAGAGTTTACTTGGTCAGTATCTAAAGTTACCTCTATCGATTCATCGTCAAAAGCCTTCCTGTTTCTGAAATTAAAGAAATCTCCAACTCTTGAACCCCAAACCGTTGCCGGTCTTTGAGATGATCCACCAAAAAACAAACGCCCTTCGTGAAAAGTTACTGTTTGCGGCCAACCCCTTGTTGCCGACCATGTATCTTCTGCCCTTGCATCGCCATCTTGTGTCGTAGCAGTAACAGCCCCGAAAGTTATAACTTGGGTCGAAATGCCACTAACAGCCATGATGTCCCAATCTTTCGCTGAATTGCCGGAAAATGTGACAGTGATAACTGGCCCGGCAACAACAGCAGTAATACCAGAGTCACCTGTGTTTATTAAATCCAGCAAGGCATCTCTAACATCATTGCCAACAGATTGACCAGCAGACCACACGATTTCCTCTGTCAGTATGCCTTCAAGTGAGATTTTGAATCTATCGCCTACAGCAACATCTGAAAAGGTGAGTGTTTGTATCTCATCGGTTGGCGTAGGGCTTGAACCGTCATTAAAGTCAAACTGTGGGATATTCGTGAACGGCAGAGCGCCAATAGTCCATGCCGTGTCTGACGTTCTGGTTATCCGCTGAGTCTCAACCAATGGATGAGTAATGATGATGGTATCTGCTGACTGAATGTAATCGAAGTCGGTAATCTGTGCCAACGTCCATGGAGTTACAAGATAATCATTGCCGGATGCGTTTATGTTCGTCTGCAAAACACCATCTTTGTAAATCTGCATTCTCAAAGCTGTAAAGATTAGCAGATAGTTTTGCTCTGTGTTGAATGAGAAGTTTTCCACCCTGCCATCACCAAGAGCAACCCCTAGAAACTCCTGACCTGGGCGTTTCTTTAATCCACCTTGAGGGATAGATAGAACGTTCTGAGCCAAGGCAACACCATTGTAGTAAGCCTGTAGATCAATTCGGCCTACCAATAGCGGGTCAAGTTCTCCCCGGTTCATATTGCTTTGGAAAGTCCATTGTGGCATTAAAAACTCCGTCCATCAAATCCTGAACCACGAACGTCAACGAAAGGCGAATCTATGATTGACTCCTGCGGTCTTGATTGTGAATCCACAGACCTTGCCTCTGCTACCTTCAGCCTGAACTTCTTTTCATACAGTTCAGCCATTGCGTTATCTTCTGTAATTGAGATAGCAAACTCTGATGCCAGCTTATACTCAAGAGATTTGACAAAGTGAGGAGGTAAAACTGTTTCATCTGGTGCATGAACGTAACGAGCAAGCAGGTCGTTTTGATTCGTGTAAATCAGGGACCCAACGATTATGTAGTTTGAATGGGGAAGTAAGGCCCACAACCTCACCAAGTCAACTGGTAGTTGAAAGGCGAATGAAAAGTTTGTGAGAGGGTCCGGTGTTTGAGATAGTTTGGACAGTTTCTGCTCTTTAAGAGCGAAAGACCAGGGATGGGTAGACAGCACAGACTCATAGGTAGATTGATAAAGGTTAGCCGCTACAGTGGCCCCTGCCCCAGAATCAGTAAAGGAGCTGATAGGTTTATCACCGATCAACATCAACGCATTGCTTGAAATTTCTATTTTTGTTGACATAAATCCACCCCACTAAAACAGTTCTTGCCACCTTACAGAAAGATCAATATCGTTTGCAATCTGAGAGACTGCGGTGAAGGTTGCCCACTCCCCCGGACGAAGCTTAACAAGATACGCCTCTACATCCTCAAAGAAAGTGTCTGCCCGTGCCATGTTCCAAAGTAATATGTCTGTACCTGTTCCAAGGTCCACGTCCGCGTCAAGTGACCATTCCATAACAGAATCGGTGTCTACATCAGCCCAAGTCCCTGCTGTTGTTATGGTCGCGTTTTTCTTTATTGCCCACTTTACAGGCTTGTTGCCATCAGTTGCAGCAGTAAGGAGGACAAGTTGTGATGTTATCTTGTTGGTAATACCAAAATACGTGTCTTTGTTCCGAAAGTGTATGAGTTGATTTACAACCCCAGCAGTTAATGTTGTTGTGTCCAGCGGAAAAGTGAATATCCGTGACATCGGATCTGAGCCGCCACCGTCAACAATACCAGCAGATACGCTGCCGATCTTCATTTGCGAGTCGGTTGTGCTGCCATCGTTTGTCATTTCAGCACGGAGAGGTATATTTGTGTTTGCTATGTGTGTTTCTGTAGACGTGTTCGGATACTCTATGGAAGCCAACTCAACAAAACCACCATGAGGCAACAGGACTTCAAAGTGAATCGTTGCAAAACCAAGATAACCGTAGCTTATTTTGTATACGTTCCCCTTTGTCGG